GCGCGACAGTTTGGATGCGATCCCACGCTTTGAGCGAGTCGTCACCCTCGACTGTTACGCGGCACTTTTCCCAAATTGGCAAGAGTTTCGCATATTGTTTGTGCGGTTCTATTTTCATCGCGCAGCCCTAATAGGTTTTGGCTAATAATATCACAAGCCTGATAGTTTAACAGCTTTGGCAATGTTCGCGCCTTGTGGCCATTCTACATCCACGCAATAGCCTATAGCTGTAGTGATGTGTTGATATTTGTTTTTTTGGTCTTCTTGGAATGTTGAACCCGCTTGCAGTTGTACAGTTGCCAATCCTTTATGGCACCACTGCGCGGTCTTTGGATTAACAAACAATGTCACCTCACCCGATGCGGTTTGTATTTTGGTGCGCACTGCGTTTTGTCGGTCTTTTATCGCTGGGTGTGCGTGCTTTACTTTTCGCGTGTACTTCCATCCGTGTTCCTTCAATACACCTTCGATATCTGTATAGTCCGAGGCATGTCCATGTTTTTCACCTGCACGGCCTGCTGGGTCGCCGTATATTAATACGTGCTTGTTTTTGTGGTCTTTGTACTTATCGACAAACTCTAGCGCTGATTGCTTGCTGATAGCGCTCTCTAGCACAATCTCATCTAATAGATAAAGACTATTGCCACGCTTTACACCTATAGCACTACTCAATGGTGTATAGTTTTGGTCGTGCATCCACATAAGCTGCTCATGTGGCAAAATTCTTTCGTCCGTCTCGTTGTGCTTACCATATCCCTCATAGATTCTACCGCCAGCGGTCTCGAAGCTTGCCTCCCATTCCTGCTTGAATTGCCGGTCGCTCATGATTGAGCGCATCAAGGCAATATCTTCGGGAGGCAAAATTTCCGAGCTTTTCCAGTGAAACACCTGAAAGTTTTTATCTAGTCCAGCTTTGGCTTTTTCGCATAGGTCGTAATAGTGATTTAGACCATCAGGCACACCAAGCAACCAACACCATGCGCGGTGATCGGGATCAAGCGGGCTAACAGTGTTTAATGCTGGCAGAATGTTCGCTTCCCATGCCTCGCTCTTGATGTCTGCAAACTCGTCTATGCCGCCACCAGTCCAAGGTATACCTTCGATGCGTTCAGGCTTATCCAATCCGATCACATGAATCTCAGAGCCGTTAGCAAGGTAAATAATTAAATCCGACTCACTAGGTCGCTTAGGTTGAGCTGAAGCAATGCAGAAATCCTTTAAGTCTTTCCAAAATATTTTTTTGGCCTGCCCGTAAGTTGGCGCGGCGGCAAAATACATGCCTTGCTTGCGGTTAGCCTCTTTGACCAAGAAACGCTTAAATCTTTCAGTCTTTCCGCTTCTTCGCCCAGCAGGAACCAAAGGAAAACGAACTCCATTAGGCACAGCCTGAACAAGCGCGCACTGAACAGAGTGATCTCTGAGCGGATACCAGCGGGCAAGATTACGCTGTACTGCAAGAGGTAGCTGCGCGGTCATTAGTTGGGCTGCTTGTTGATTAGCTGCATTAGGGCTGCGGCTAGGTCGTCAGCAGGTGCTTTTTCGTCTGGCTTTTCTTTCCATCCTGCCCTCGTTTTCATCCAGAAAATCATCGCGGTCGTGTCGCCAGCCTTTGCCTTATTGAAAAGCGACCCGCCAATAGTCGCGTTTGCTTTTGCCAACGCAAGATCAAGCTCATCGCGATAATGCAGGCGAAGGGTTTTTGCGTCTATGTCGAGGATGCGCGCAATATCTTCCTGCGGCGTGCCAACCATTGCGTGCATCATCACGGTGTCGCGGGTTATTTTTGTTGGGGCGTGTTTCATGCTTTTGCCATCCCGTACTCACCAACGCGGCCATTTATAAACATATCGTTAAACTTATCGCCGCTCGCTTCGTGGATAGCTTCTTTCCCAGTAAAATCCTGCCAGCGCTTGATAATCACATCGCAATATTTTGGGTCTAGTTCCATTAGGTAACCGACACGGCCATTTTTCTCTGCGGCGATCATTGTTGTGCCGCTTCCACCAAAGCTGTCGAGAACAATATCGCCGCCCTTGGTGTTGTTCAGCATTTGATACTCAAAAAGCGCGACAGGCTTCATTGTTGGGTGTTCGCCATTTCTTTGCGGCTTATCAAACTCTAGGATGGTTGTTTGCTTTCTGTCGGCAGCCCATAGGTGTCCAGCGCCTTCCTTCCAACCATATAAGCAGGGCTCATGCTTCCAGTGGTAATCTTGTCGCCCCATAACGAGCACTGATTTTTTCCATATCAAGCACTGGCGAACCTTCCAGCCTGCGTCATATGCTGCGCCACGGAAGTTATACCCCTCCGAATCAGCGTGCCAAATATAAAAAACTGCGCCAGCCTTCATGACTGCATCAGCGGCGACATAGCAGTCTCTCAAAAACTGCCTGAACTCATCGTTACCCATTGAGTCGTTTTTTATGGTAAGAGAATCTTTAGTTTTACCCTCGTAAGCTACATTGTAAGGCGGGTCAGTCAGCCACATATCAACATCACGACCAGCACAAAGCACACCGAGCGAATCTATCGAGGTCGAATCCCCACACATAAGCCTATGCTTTCCCATAACCCAAACGTCACCTAAAACGGTAACAGGATCGGCAGGCGGCTCCCCACAAGAATCCTCGTCAGTAAGCCCAGCCTCTAACTCTTCAATTTGAAGCGCGTCAATCTCATCAAGACTAAAGCCTGTTAGCTCAAGATTGAAGCCAGACTCAGTAAGATCCGCAAACTCTACACGCAGCATTGCGTCATCCCATCCGGCGTTTAATGCCAGCTTGTTATCAGCTATCACATAGGCGCGCCGTTGCGCATCAGTTAGATGATTTGCCTCGATGCAAGGCAATGACTCAAGCCCAAGCTTTTGAGCCGCCAAGACGCGCCCATGGCCTGCTATGATGCCTTTTTCGCCATCGATGATAATAGGGTTTAGGAATCCAAACTCGCGGATGCTTGCAGCTATTTGAGCGACTTGCTCATCGGAATGTGTTCGACTGTTTCTAGCGTAAGGAATCAATGACTCCACGCTTATTTTTTTATAGTCGGGAAATGATGCTTGTTCTGTTGTTTTTGCCATTATCAGCCCTGCCAATAAAGTTTGCCCCTCAGGAGCGATAGTCTACCTCTGGTAGAATTAGTCTTTATTATAGCATAGGACTATAAACAAAAAAGCCCCGCATTAGCGAGGCAAGGTAGGTGCATTATTTTTAACCAGCCGTAACAGTCACAGCGCCAGCAGTTGATAGCTTGGTCACTCGATAAATTCCTGAGCCGTTGATTGTTCGGTGTGGGTTGGCAACTGTTAGCGTAACTACCGCACCACCCTCAACAAGATCAACAAAAACGCCATTTACCTCTACTTGGATAGTAACAACCTCGGAACCAGCCAAACCGCTAGACTTCAATCCTACCGACTGGACTAAGCTTGGTACGCTAAAACCTTGGCTACCTGTTACCGCTGCTGTCTGTGCGTCAATTAATACTATGCTCATTCTATAGCCCTCTGTGTTTTCTTGATTGTAGCAAAAAAAAGACCCTATCGCTAGGGTCAAGACAGGGTGCATCAACGTTACGAATTCATGCCCATTTTTAAGAGTGGGCGACTCTACTGCATAGCGAATTTTAGCATACTATTTAAACTCTGGCAGCACTTCGCCGCCTATGTGCTGCTCTCCAGCGCGCTTTTTTGCTGGCTTTTCACCGCTACCAATCACAAACACGCTTGAGAATAGCGCCACAATCACGCCTAGATTGATGATAGCCAGCGTTAAGTCACCCGCAAACAGTCCGACTACTAGCAGGCCAGCGAATGAGCCGCCAAGCGTTGACATTGCCGTTAAAAGTATTAGTTGTGATCTATTTAGCATTTTTCGCCCCTTTTTCAAAGCAGCCATGAACAATATGATTATCTTCATTTCTTCTTAACTCCCACATTCGCCTTCCTAGTTTTCTCTTTCTCGTCACAGCTTGCACAGAATGGCTTGCCCATTACATAGTAAATTACATAAGCTTTGCATACGTCACACATTGTTTTTCTTATTTTTTGCACCTTTTTGGGTAGTTTTCCTAGTTATATTCGTAGTTATATAGCGTGTACTGCTTAATTACACTGTTAAATTTGTTTGCCTAATCGCTTAGCTGCACGTTTCTCGCGCTTGGCTTGTGCGGCCAAAATTGCTTGGCTTTGCTCGTCTTGTGTTTTTGAGATTCTGCCAGTTGGCTTGTATTCTCTGCGCTGGGCCTCTGCCATCGCACCAGTTGCAGCCGCAAGAACTAAAAGTGTTGCTAATCCGCTTTTCATATCACCACCTAAAAAATGAAAGTTATTAAAACAAACTTAACAAGTCGCTCAAACACCGCAACTTCGTTGCTCGACAGCGGTTCCCGCTTCGGTTTAGCTCGGCGTTACATGCTGCCTGTGAGAGCGCAGCAGTTAATTCTATTCTTCAAAATCTAGCGCCATAGTTGCAAGTCTTGGTGCACCGTACCCAGCCAAAACAAAAGCGCGCAATGGCATAAATACACCGTCAAATAATATCGGGTTGCAGTGAGATGAATTTATTGTGCAATAATAAATCCCTCCAATATTGTAAGTTATGGCCATAAACCAATTACATTTTGGAGTTATTCTATTTCCGTTGTAATCTATTGTTTCACTCGGAATAATCCAAGCCTCCAAATTATCAATATTTTCTGGCGGGTTATTTATGTAAGTGTAGAAGTCTTCGGTGTACATCATATGAAAATTTGTTTCACCAAAATCAGGAAACTCACCTGTAAATTTTTCTTTCGTTAATTCCAACATCTTAAAAACCTCTCACTTGGTTAAATTAAACCTGCTACAACATGTAACAAGTCGTTGGTACTCGCTCGTTCCTCGCTGGATGCGCTTCGCGCACCGCACAACTCGGCGTTAAATCTCACCAATGCTGAAAGTTACTCTATCTTCCGAGCCATCTTTGTATCGTATGTTGAACGAGTTTGTGTTGGCTTTGAAATCAGAAGTTAAACCGGATGAAATCTCA